AACAAGGAGATACATAAAAATGATTTACACGACAAACCCGATCTATGGCAAGGTCTGGAAGATTATGAGAACCGAACAGAAGTATATGGATGTCCGTATGACGACTTCTGCGAAGGATTCGGATGGTAAGTGGATTGACTCTACTTGGTTCCCGAGACTTATGGGACACGCATTCAACTCCCTTAAGGGTACACTAAAGGATGGCGACAAGATTGTTATTACCAAGGCAATCATCGAAAATCCCCCATACGATGCTCCAGACGGAACTAAGAAATCTTCTTTCAAGTTCAGAATTCTTGAAGCATCTATCTCTAACGGAGAACAAAACAGCGCCTCGGAAACAACCGAAGACGCAGCACCTACCACTCAGGAGCAAGACAACGTACCCGCTGCAAAGGATGAATGTCCTTGGTAAACACCCCTAACGAGGGCAAGTCGCTCGAGCAGTATAGCTTTAGTAAGCTCAGCACGTGGTGGACTTGCCCTTACGGATACAAACTCAAATACATCGACCACAAACTTGGTATTGGTAACGCATTTTCTTCCTTTGGTACGCTTGTTCATAGCATAATGGAGAGATACGCTAAAGGAGAGTTGGAACTGTGGGACTTACCCTCTGTTTATGAGTGGGAATTTGAAACAGCCGTCCCAGAGAAATTTCCTTGGAATAAATATGTCAATCTTCGGAACTCGTATTACGATCAGGGATTAGCGTTCTTAAAGACGTTTCAGGGGTACGAAAAATACAAGTTGCTGGGAGTCGAGGACGAATTCAAACTCCAGATTGGTGACTGGATCTTTGTTGGGATTATCGACCTCGTATTTGAGGATGAAGACGGTCGCCTTATAATTAGGGACTACAAATCAAAGGCGTCTTTCAAAGACGAAAAAGAACAAAGCAAATACGCAAGACAGTTATATCTATACTCACTGTATGTTAAGGAAAAGTACGGAAGATATCCAGACGAATTACAATTCTTAATGTTCAGAAAACAAAATACTGTGAAGATTCCATTTAATCAAGACGAGTTGAACGAAGCGGTAAAATGGGCTACCGATACGGTGCGAATTATACGAGAAGCCTTTGATTACCCTCCGACTTGCGAGTCGTTTTATGGCGATAATCTTTGTAATCACAGAGAATACTGTGATCTTAAACCAAAGAAAACATCAAAATACAAACACAAGTGAGGAAACGATGGAATCAACTTCTGTTCATTTTAACACAGAACGACAGAGTCGAGAAGCGTTCATTAACAATTTCATAGGAATTGGCTCAATCGTTGATTCGTTCGTTGTGGACAGAGGGCATCCAGACGGAGCCGAGCTACATAGCGTAACGGATACCGCGATTATCATTATACATAATTTGTCTACGAACAAACTCATTACAGAGTTGATAGCTCGACCTGAGCAGTTAAGACGACTGTATCGCTCGGTTGGCAAAGAGCCACCGAGAAAAATACTTAAATTAGCATACAAACACAATATAGAGCGTTATAACGAAAGATAAGGAGGCGATAAAATGCTCGTCGGTCTCGAAAAAATTCAACAGGCGAAAGAAAAGCTCGGAGTCAGAAATGCTGACATTATCGCCGAATTATTCCAAGTAGAGAAATGGGATGCAAGAAACCATAAAGGATTGTGTCCCTTTCACCGCGAGGATACACCGAGCTTTATTTACAACCCAAGAACTTACAAAGCAAAATGCTTTGGGTGCGGCAAAGTTGTAGATGTGCTTGATGCGTATGTTGCATCTGGCAAAACATATATGGGCGCTGTACAAGCACTCTTCGAGGAAGCAGGTGTGCATTACGCCTTTGGAGAACTCGGTGTTAAAACGAGGGCGCAATATAGATATCCCAAAGAAGTGCCGCTAAACGAGAAAACCAATGTGTATGAGTATCTCGCAAAAAGATGCATCTCAAAAGAAACAATTGATGGCGCAGATGTAAGGGAAGACGCACACGGCAATATCGCCTTTAACTATTACGACACTAACGATGTTTTGTGTTTGGTAAAGTACAGACCGAGCCACAAAGTAGATAAGTCTAAAGGCGAACTAAAAGCTTGGTGTCAAAAAGACGCAGATACGATGCCACTCCTTTTCAATATGAATCGAGTCAATGTGGATGCACCACTTTTGGTTTGCGAGGGAGAGATTGACTGTTTGGCTGCTATTGAGGCAGGATGGTCAAACTCCGTTTCGGTTCCATTCGGAGCAAATAATTATAACTGGATTGAGGAAAACTTCGATTGGCTCGAGCAGTTTGAAAGCATTATTATTTGTGCCGACAATGATGAGGCTGGAACAAAAATGCAAAAAGAATGTGTGTTCCGTCTCGGTTCGTGGAAAACCAAATTCATAGAAATTCCACGCATACATACAAATCCCGACGGCACAAAGGTCGCCCTTAAGGATTTGAACGAAGTGCTTTACTATAAAGGAAAGCAGGCTGTCTTGGAGTTGATTGCAAATGCAAAAGACTCGCCCGTAGACAGCGTTTCGGATTTTTCAGACATTACAAATATCGACCTTGACGCAATTGACGGAGTCCCGACAGGCATAGCAAGTCTCGATAAAAGACTAATGAAACTCTTTTATGGCAGTTTCAACATCGTTACTGGCGTGAACGGTTCTGGCAAGAGCTCATTTCTGTCCAGTATTATTTGTAATTCGATTGATAATGGGCAAAACGCATTTTTGTACTCTGGAGAGTTGCCAAACTTCCAAAGCAAGAACTGGATCAACTACATTCTTGCCGGACAGAGACACGTAAACCAATATCAATCCAACGGAGCAACATACTGGAAAGTGACAAAGGAGGCGCAGGAAGGGATTAACAAGTATTACAAAGGAAGGCTGTTTATTTACAAAGACGGCTATGACCATAAGGTTGACTCGTTGCTAAAAGCAATGGAAGACACGACCAGAAAATACGGTGTTAAATTACATATTATTGATAATCTAACTTCAGTTAATCTCGAATGTAACGACAACAACAAATATCAAAGACAAGAAGAGTTTGTTACCAGACTAATTGACTTCGCAAAGAAGTACAACGTAACAGTTTGTCTTGTTGTTCATCCGCATAAGATCGAAACAATGCGACGACTTACAAAGATGGATATTCAGGGTATTTCTGCGATTATCGACCTTGCGCACCGAATTATCAGCTTGTATCGAGTAACACAGGATGATAAAAATGGAGTACCAAAACAGAACGGAAAGGGATGGTACAAGGAGCCGATTAAATACGATGTTCTTTGCGATATTCTTAAGGACAGAATGCTCGGGTATGAGGGCAGTTCTGTCGGTCTGTTCTACGACAAGCCGTCCAGACGCTTCTTTGAGAACGAAGAAGATTTGGACAAGCAGTACAAGTGGGATACGGGCAAATACGACTCCGATCTTCCGTATCCGCCAATGCAATTATATGACACAACAGAAGAAGTATTCGGGAGGGTTGAACAATGAAACCGTATGTAGTATATCACTTGCATTCTGATTACAGTTTGCTTGATAGTTGTACTAACTATAAAGATTATATCGACGCAGCGGTATCGTATGGCTTTCCCGCAATCGCATTCACAGAGCACGGAAAGTTATCTGGCTGGGTTAAAAAGAAACAATACTGCGACGAAAAAGGAATTAAGTATATCCACGGAGTAGAAGTATACATAACCGAACAGCTTGAGCCAAAGGTTAGAGATAATTACCACACGGTTCTAATTGCAAAAAATTTTGAAGGTGTAAAGGAGATTAACTCTATCATTAGCAAATCGTTTGACGAAGAGCATTTCTATTACACAAACAGAATTTCCGTTGATGAATTTCTGAGTCTATCAGACAACGTAATTACAACAAGCGCTTGTCTGGCTTCGCCGCTTAATAAACTGCCTATGTCTCACGACAAATACGAGGCAATGGTTAAGAGATATGACTATCTCGAAATCCAACCACACGCACACCAAGAGCAGGTTGATTTCAACATTCACCTCGCCCATCTTGCGGACACATATGGAAAGCCGTTAATCGCAGGAACAGATACGCACTCTCTAAATGCATATAAGGCAGAGTGTAGAAAAATTCTGTTGAAACGTAAGCATAAGTCATATGGTGACGAGGACGCATTCGACCTTACGTTTAAGACTTATGATGAACTTGTCGAGGCGTTTGCAAAGCAGAAT